AACGAAGCGGCAATGTTGGAAGGCAGCGAAGTGAGTTGGAGCAAACGACCGCTGCTCGCCCTGATGAAAATTCGTGCCCGCGACGGCATCCATGTCTTTAACTGCGAGTACCAAAACCAGCCGGGCAATCCCGAAAATGCGATTTTTGCTGATTATTTGGACAACTGTTATTACCGCACCCTTCCGCATGATGTCGTGTATTTCGGCGCGGTTGACCCTTCTTTGGGCAAACAGGGCAAAGGAGCCGACCCGTCCGCCATTCTGGTCGGCGGCTACCAACGCGCCACCGGCACGCTGTTTGTGGTAGAGGCATCCATCAAGAAACGTGTACCGAGCCTGATTATTCAGGATGTCATCAGGCTGCAAAAGCAATACGGCTGCCTACTGTGGGTCATCGAAACTGTCCAGTTTCAGGAGTTCTTCAAAGACGAACTGATTAAAGAGGCGGCAAAACAAGGGACGCATGTTCCTGCGCGCGGAGTCAAACCAAGCGCAGAAAAAGTGATGAGGATTGAAAGTATCCAACCGCATTTTGCCAACGGATTTATCAAACTGTTACCGGAGCAACGTGTATTAATTGAGCAGTTGCGGGAGTTCCCTGATGCCGACCACGACGACGGTCCCGATGCGCTGCATATGCTGTGGATGGCGTCAACGACGGGCAATGTGTCAAACAGAGCACGTGCGATTGATTTACCTGCGCCGATGTTGGAAATGTGATTTTAAGGTCGTCTGAAACCGTTTTCAGACGGCCTTTCGGAGTAAAAAATATGTTCGGTTTGATTAAAAACGCTACGCGGAAAACCGCCATCAAGACATTGACGAGCGCGACTGAAGATGCGCTGGAAAGCCTGTTTTCCAATATGGAGGGCACGGACGCGCTGCTTTCGCGCCTCGGCGTGGACAGACAGCAGGCATTGGATGCGGTGGTAAGCGATGACGAGGTGGCTGCCTGTTTGGAGGATTTGCACGCGGCCATGCTCAATAAATCTTGGCGAATTTATGGTGAGAACTTGAGCGACGAAGACAAAGACCGTCTATGGAAAACGCTGAAACGCCATCTGCCCGCACTTGCCGAAATCGTGTTGACGGCGCGTTTGGGCGGCTATGGTGTCGGTCGGTACGTTTATCAGCCCGAACCCGACGGCTTTTTGACGATTAAGCATATCAGCAACAAAAGCGGCGAATTGGCGAAATACGTTCCCTACCGCGACGGCTCGCTGGTGTATCGCGGCAGCGGTGGCGAGGAAGCCTGCAATACGGACGTGCTGTATCTCTTTATTACCCACCGCGCCACTTCAACCAATCCTGCGGGCGAAATGGCGGCGGCGCGGCTGTATGCGCCGGTTGCGTTGCGTAAAAAAGGCTTTGTCTATGCGGCGCAATTTATTACGCGCTACGCCCAGCCTTATCTGATTGCCAAAATCCAAGCCAACAGCAACGACGACCACGACAGCTTCATGAGCCGGTTTTACCGCTTTGTGAGCGGCGGCGCGTTGAGTATCGAATGCGAGGACGATGTGATGATGCTGCAAAACAGCGCGGACGGTCAGGCATTCCGCCGACTGGAAAACCTTGCCAATGCGCGCATCCAAAAAACGCTGCTGGGCAAGGTCAAAACCAGCGACTTGGAAACCGCCAGCCGCGCGAGCCAAGAGACCGAAGAAAACAACCGCGACGAGCGTATCGGCGCGTATCTTGCCCTTTTGTCCCGCGCGGCGCAGCACTTTATCGACGCGCTCGTGATGGTTAACAATGCCTACGGCAAGCCGATTAATGCGCCCAAAGGCGTATGGTTTGAGTTTGAAGACGAAATCAAGGTTGATAAGACCCGCGCCGAACGCGACAAGATGTATATGGATACGGGGCAGCTCGTGTTGACCGAAACCTACTACCGCGACATCTTGGGCTTTGAGCCGGAACATTTCGAGCTGCGCGACCCGAAAGCGTTGTCTGAAAACCCTGCGTCCGCCAAATTCAGCCTGCGCCTGTCTGACGGCCTTGCCCGCAATGCGCCTGATACGGCGGAGCAGGCAATCGCCCGACCGAAGATGGAGGCGGTGTTGGGTTTACTGGAAAGCTGCAAAGACTACGCCGAATTTGAGGCGAAGCTGTCCAAACTTGATTTGAGCCAGGGCGATAATCTCTTGATCCAGCGTTTGGTTTCAGACGGCCTTTCGGCTTGGGCCGACGGAGCGGGCGATGGACGGGATTGAATACAACTTCGCCGGCTTAGTCGATAAAGCTGCTTTCGAGCATTTCAAGGCTAAGAAAATCCTGCCCGGATTCAGTCATTACGATGTCTGGCTGTATCAACACAGCCTTGCCTTTACCGTCGCCAAGATGATGGACGCGGATATGCTCGCCGAAGTCAAAGACGCCGTCGAATCCGCGCAGCAAAACGGCACGGCATTTGCCGATTTTAAAAAGCGTTTAAAACCGTATTTGATGGCGAAAGGCTGGTGGGGCGAGCAAGTGATGACCGACCCGCTGGACGGCGAGCCGAAATTGGTACAGCTCGGCAGTACACGTCGTCTGAAAACCATCTTCAACACCAATATGCAGACCGCCTTTGCGGCGGGGCAGTGGCAGCGGATTCAGGCAAACAAAAAATCCCTGCCGTATTTGCGCTACAACCATTCCGCCGCCGGGCATCCGCGCGACAGCCATAAACGCTACTACGGCTTAGTCCTGTCGGTCGATCACGACATTTGGAAAGTCATCTTTCCGCCCAACGGCTACGGTTGTAAATGTTCGGTGTCCGCCCTGACCCGTCGGCAGGCGGAGCGCGAGGGTATCAGCGGCGAGCCTGATGTGGATATGGTTGAGTTTACCAATCCGCGAACAGGCAAAACGGTATTGATACCCGACGACATCACGCCGAGCTTCGCGCACAATCACGGGGACAGGCTGGGCGCGATGGATGCACTGTTTGGCGAGCGAAACGGCGAAGAGGCACTGGCCGCCATGATTGCCGAGCGCGAGGCGTGGTTGGACAAGCGGTATAGCGTGCCGTCTGACAAAGTGGCGGTGTTGGCTTTGTCGGACAAGGTGTCGAAGAAGGAAGTGCGCAGGCTGACAAAAGAGCAGTCTGCCAACAATACCAAAGACCACGAAGCGAGAGCTGCGGCAGCGTGGCAGGCTGAAACGGGCGACAGGCTGGAAGTGTTTGATTTGCCCGTGGAGAAAGGTAAGGGACAAGCCGATTATCTGATTGTTTCAGACGACCTGCCCCGTGAGCAATGGGTAAAACTGGATTTTATGTTTACCGAAAATCCCGAACGTGCGGAATTGATGAACCGTTATTTTGCGCACACCGCCGGGGCGTGGAGTACTAAGGTCGATAAGATTCAGGAACATTTTGATAAAGCCGATATTGTCCCGCTTGATTTACGCCATCTGAATGCGGNNAATATCGGAGTAAGTCATGCCGTCTGAACTGTATGTCAGCCGCGAAGTAAAAGTATTTTTAGGCGGGAAAACCGCCCCGTCCGAATTGTTGGACTATCTGTACCCGCGTCTTGCTGAAATTGACAAAGAGGCAGCCGAGCAAATGCAGGGCGAGTTTTCGGGCTGCGTTTTTTCGATTGCGGATTTATCCGCTGCGGCATTCGCCCGTGTGCGCGGATGGATACTTGAGGCTGCTGAAAAGTCCGAGTGGATTAAGCCGTACAAGTCCGATTTAAAAACCGCGCTTGAAGCTGATCCGAGATTTAAACCTGTATAACCCGAAGGTCGTCTGAAACCGTTTCAGACGACCTTTTTTCATAACCGCCCAAATTTCGCGTTTAAGCGCGTTATATCGGTCAGGATAGGCAAAGATATATCCGAGAGTTTAAATGCAATCTGACGCAGCCCTAAAAGCCCCCTGAAAACGTTTTTTTAAACCGCTGCCGTCTGCATTTTCGGATGTGCCTCAAATTTGCGATTTTAGGCGGGTCGGATACTAAAGATAGGCAAACCCCCGACAGAATCTTAAAAATCAATCTGACGCGATTCTAAAGCGGTTTTAAAGTGGGTATTTTCATATTTTACGCATGAGGATTTTCAAAGGCCGTCTGAAACCTGATATTCGGGTTTTAGGCGGCTTTTGCATTTGGATTGGGAAGTGAAATCCTGCCGTCCGTCTTTTTGAACTTGGCAAGGCAAAATGGAGCAATGGATACGAACAACACCCCCCTCAAAATCAAATTGTCCGCCGCGCTGCCGGTTGCCCTGGCGACCGGTGCCGACAAGGTGCGTACTTTTAAAGGCGTCGCCAATTCGGGCAAGCCGTTCGGCTACGGCGGTTATCAGACAGTCGTCGATTTGGCCCAGCTGTCGCACAAAGCGTCCGTCCCCGTCCTGTTGGAGCATTCCCCCGTCAAGATGGCGGGCGTGTGCAGCCTGTCGGTAACGGCGGATGGCCTGATTGCGGAAGGCAGTCTGTTGTCCAACGAGTTTGGCACGCAGATTGCCGAAGCCGCCGACCAAGGTTTCCCTTGGGAGATGTCGGTTTACGCGCAGGCGGAATCCTACGAGGAGCTGGCGGCGGGTGCAGTATTGTCCGTCAACGGCAACGAGGTAACCGGGCCGGCCGTCATCCTGCGTCGTTGTGCGATACGCGAAGTATCGTTTACCGCCGTCGGCGTAGATGGCGAGACGGAAGCGGTGGTGTTGTCGGACGGCAGCCCCTTGCCGGATATTTTTAAACAACCTTTGGAGTTATCTATGACACCCGAAGAAAAGCAAGC